GAAGACTGGCTGATGATGTCGCATTCATTATCCGTTCGTTGGGTGGCATAGCAACCGTAAAAAGGAATCCGTCCGGTTATAGGGATAAAAGCGGTTGCCGGGTTAAATGTAACGATTCATATGACGTGTATATCCGCACACGGATGAATCCTGATCTTGTGAGTCTTTCAAGGAAAAGATGTCGGTGCCGTCATGAATATAACGGAGGCGTATCAGAGCTGGGGAAAAGAATTGTTGATGCGGAATATATCGGTAAACGTGAGGGGCGCTGCATAACCGTAGATGAGCCTTGTGGATTGTACATCACGGACAACTTTACCGTAACGCATAATTCCTATATCGGTAGTGTATGGCTCGTTTCATCGTGCATTCGCTTCGAGAACATTCGAGCGGTAGTTGGACGAAAGACCCTCAAATCGCTAAAAGAATCGACATGGAACACCATTAAGGCCATATTGAAAGATTGGGGCTTGAAGGAGGATGTCAATTATAAGATCAACAATCTCGAAGGCACATTGACATTCTGGAACGATTCGGTAATCATCATGAAAGAGATGGCCGATATTCCCAGCGACCCGAACTTTGAGCGCTTCGGCTCTTCGGAATATACCATTGCCTTGGTGGATGAGGTTTCCGAGATTTCCGAGAAAGCGGTGGAAGTCCTGTTCTCCCGACTGCGTTGGCGTATCCATGATACCTTCAAGACACCGCGGATGTTGCTGACCACAAACCCGACCATTACATGGGTTCGTGCCCGCTTTGTTCAGGACGAGAATGGCGAAAGTGTGAAATGCCGTGAAGGTGAAGCGTATGTTCCGTTCAGCGTTTTTGACAATCCCAATATTGCTTTCAGGCAAGTATATGAAGCAGCCCTTAACAAGATTCGGGACCAGGCAACCAAAGAGCGATTGTTGTACGGTAACTGGGATTTCGTGGAAGCGAATGACATGGCGGTTTATGGAGGCTTTGACGGGGCACGCCACCTTATAACCGGTTTGAAAGAGAAAGTTTATGATCCGACCCGTCCCATCATAACCGTATGGGACTTCAATGTGGCGCCACAGATGTCAGTGCTTTCCGCTCAAATTGATTATGACAACAAGAAGGTATACATTCTTGAGGAAATACTCGGCAAGCCGGAAGACAAGGAAAATAACACCCCGGCTCTTGCCCGCAAGGTAAGAATGAAACTATACAGGGACAAGCATATCGGTGGCGTGGATGTGACTGGCGACCCGGCAGGTCTGCAACGCTCAACGACCAATGAGGATGGCGTAAACAATTATACCATTATTGTAGACACTTTCGGCAAAGGGATACTGAGACCCAAAATCAAACTCCTGCGAAAGCAACCTCCGCAAGCCACGCGTTGCGAGTTTGTCAATGAAGTTTTTAATGGATATGAAGGTTGGGAGATTCAGATCGACATCAAGTGTCGACGTCTGACGCAGGACCTTATATACCAGTTGCGCAATGAGGACGGAACCAAAAGCAAGCATAAAGTAACTGACCCCAAAACAGGAGTCAAATACGAAAGATACGGACATCTCTCAGACTGTCTTGATTACCTGTTGTGCTTTTACCTGCGTGACAGTTGGTACAAATACAAAAATGGCGGTGACGGCAATGGCTATGTGGTATCTACCACTGTGATACAGGAAGGATTTTCATACTAATATAAGGACGACATGTACAGACGTTTTCTCAATAACAATGACTATCTGGGGATAATCACTCCGGAGGCTCTTTCCCAACTGACAAGGGGGAACGAAGACCGTTTCATCCAGGCGGAAGAATCGGCCGAGATGAGCGTTGTGGAGTACCTGTCCGAGAACTATGAGGTTGAAAAGGAACTTGCCAAGGGTAAATATATTGCCGAATATAATCGGCGTATTACCTATCCGGTAGGCGTGCATATCTATTTTGATGGACAGATTTATGAGGTTATCCGTTCCATCAGTGGATATCGCAAGCCGGCAACAGGTCAATATTGGGAAGAATATTCGGGAATTGACCTTGATGCTTGTCACGTATCCTGTTATTCGCAGTTCAACACCTATTATCCCGGAGACAAGGTGAATTACAATGACGTGATTTATGTCTGTCTCAAGGAGAACGGCTACAAATTCGATGATATTCGCATTCCGATGGTGAATGGCTGGCTGGAGGCTGAAATCGCACCGTGGAACCCGGTGGAATATCCCCTATGGAGTGTTGTGGAGTATGACAACGGATTTTTCACGCTGATGACACTGGATAACTTCGACAGTAACCTCGATCCGATGACGTCGGACTGCTGGGGCGCCATAGCTGATTATGATTCCGAGTACAATGCTTATGAGTTGTCTGAAAATGAATATGTGGTTTATAACGGACACGTTTTTTACCCGGAAACGGACGTAAACGCCGACATACCACAAGTCGGGCGGAACATTTCGCTGCACGATCCCCGCAACTACAACCTCAAGAAACACATGGTGCGGTTGGCACTGTACGAACTCACGAAACTCATTGCACCTAATAATGTCAGCGTAGTCCGTATGCGCGACTACGAGGATTCCATGAAATGGCTTAATGATGCGGCCAAGTTGCGTCTCAATCCGCAGATTCCACGAAAACTTGATGAGACGAAAAAGCCAGTCACCGACTGGCAACTGGCTACCTTCCAAACGGATTATGATCCGTACAGGAATCCTTGGATGGTATGAAGTTAATCAAATTAATTTCACATTGAATGATACTGTTTCAAAATGTAGATGTGGGGCTACAGATTTACCAGATTTGTCTTCTCAACAATAAAAGAGTAGGCTTTATGGGCTTGACAAAGAAACAGTTTTACGAGTTAATATGGTAAAAATGGTTATAGGACCTGTTGGAGATTTTATTGGAGAATATGATGTTTTCGAAGTGGTGGATATTTCTACGGAGATATTTCCTCAAAAACAAATGCAATGGTTTCTGTCCGGGGCGTAGTTGCGGCCATAGATGTATGCTGACGTCCCGGATTCTCGCGACTGCTACGAGAACTTTCATCCTCGAATACTGGCGATCCTATGCAATCAGGAGGATGAGTGCGAACGTCTAGCCGGAATGCTCTATACGAAAGGTCTCACGCAGGAGCAGTTCGGCGAGGTATCCAGGATCTCTATGGCGAGCACTTGAGCAAGACAAGCATCCCACCGCTTCATAACAACCTCTGCGAGGACGTCTCGTAATGACTCACTCAATCTCTGAAGATGTATTACATGTTCGCCTTCAAAGATTGCGAATACATGAAGATCCACCGCAAGTGGAGTGTGGAGACCGAAGCCTTTTCCGTAGAGCTGGATCTGTGAAGACAAGTGCCGTGAAATGTCGGGGGGGCTCCAACAAACACATGGGGAGCACCTTGGTCTGGAGTGAGATGCTCGCAGAACTGCACGAATGGTGCATGCGGGGAATCGGCTTGGTGTGTGCCAACGGGTTGAGGATCCAGCCTACAAAGCCAATTTCATCTATCTGAACTACGAAGCAAGGATTCAGTCGATAATCTGACCAACGAGTTGAATCGAATATTTATAGAAGGACTTTCGACGGGGTACACGCATAAGGAAGACCATATCCAACGAGAGCCGGTTCTGCGGCTGATGGGCAAAACAGCCATGAATAAGTAATCGAACCTGCGGCCATAATACATTGTCCCGTTTTTTTTAATAACATAACAAACAATAAAAAAGATATGCTATCTTTGCAAAAGATATCAAATGAGCACTAACATATAAGGGGCAACCCGCTGAACTGAACGTCGAACTCGCAATTCTCGTAATCTCTATCAGTCAGTCGGCTTGCGGTCCTCGGTATATACCTTGTGGTATAGCCGTGGACGCATGGACTGTGATTGATAGAGAGGCTATGCGAGGCCCGACGTTCAAGAATGGTACTTGCGTCCTTTTTTTATGAAATACAAAGCCATAATGAGAAATTGCTTATAACAATTGTGAACTTATATAGCCACATTTAAAACTTGTTGCAATAAAACTGGAGGAAGCCCAATCAAAAATGCCGTCGCTGGCACTTGTCAAATGTGCAGGACATTCAACCAGTTTACGTGGGTCCGTATCGAATGATACGGTCCCATTTTTGTTTCCGTCAATGTACCATGACAAAAAATAATGGCCATGAAAGCCAACTCAACTAGTGTCCTTCGGTAGGTTCATCATCCTTTTTGTATCTGGAAATATTCCGTGTATTTAATGTCCACGTATGGGTTGTCACTAGAGATGGACTGATGAATGGCCTTGACCCGTTTCCAGAACCACCACCCTTTGTATTCTACCCATATAGCCTGATTTAATGTTACGGGAACCCGGATTTGGCCCTTTAATCGGCTATCCTCAATCATTCCGGTAAGTTGGATGTGCGGGGTAATCATCTCCACTTTTTGACGGAGCAACGGAACGGTATCGCGTATAATGACGGTATCCTTTACGGCTGCATCGATTGGTCCACCTACCTCCAACTGATGTTTGGCGGCCGCTTCGAGATTCTTGATCTTCACCCCAAGTTTTTTTATGGTCTCGGCATCCTGTGCACGGAAGCGTTTGTACTCTTCCACCGTCAACCGTAACCCTTTGGTATCGACAGCGAGTGTTGTGGAATCGATACGCATACGGCGCACCTCAGACAGCAAAGCTGTATTGTTTGCCTGGTAGCGGTCTCTTTCGTTTGCCAGGTGTACGTTCCTGCGATATTGGATGTAGACGATGCCCGACAGCAGCAGTACAGCCACGAGCAGATACTTTGACAATACTTTACTCATAGACTACAGCATTTTCTGGAATGAACCATATAAACTCATCCAAATAAGCTTCTTCAAGGAGTACCATGCCGCCACGAGGACTGGTTTCCATAAAGGAAAGGTCTTCGACTACAAGCCCTTTGCGCCCGACAAGTTCGTCCAGATGCATTTGGGTCAATTCGTCAGAGGCGACAATGGTCACATAGGCATTCTTTATCATAACATCCGTCTCTCGTTTGTTCTCTTCAATGTTGTGACTGGCATTTGAGCAGTTCCCGTATATCCGCACGAATCTCGTGTAAATCATTCTGTACCGTGTTAAGCTGCATCATGGTCGCTTCAAATACCGACTTGTCGAGCTTCATGGCATTGATACGGTCATACTGATCTTTGATAGTCGCTTCCAATCCGGCACATTTGGTTTCCAGTTCCGCAATTTGAGCCGTGTTGTTGATGTGCTGAATATAGAGGGTCAGTGCAAATGTCAGTACCGCAACAATGATTTTGAAATACTTGAGTACGAATTCTTTCAGTTGTTCCATAATGGTAGTATTATTCGATTAGTATAGAGAACGCTTCCTTTATTGCCCTCAAGAGCAATTCTGCCGCTGCACTGTTCCAGAATCCATAAACGACAAGTGCGACCAGAATCACCAGATATACCCACCATGCCACCTCGTTTTTATCAATCTTCCCTTTCTTCATCTTGAGACGGGTTTGTTGGGACTATCACGTTGAATATCACGTTCCCGTCACCGCCCTCGATGCGCAGTCTGTTCTCCTCCTTGTG